GACCACCACTGTTGATTCTGATGAAGATGATGCACTATCCTACTTTCAAAAGTTAGCAGATAGTTAACTATACAATCGGATATTATCTCCGGTCACTAAGGTTCTACTTACAAATTGAGTAGAACCTTTTTTATTAGCCATGATTTCCTCTATATCATCAAAAAGAATGTTTAAATAGATTGGTTTTAATAAGAAAATACTTCTCTTTTCATTATTCAATCTATCTTCGTGCATATAATTTGTTATAGGCATTGCGACATCAGTTCTTATCACTTGTTGATTACTGAGTTCATCGTAAAATGAAACACTTTGCCCCACACTTACTCTTGATCCAGATGGTATAATTATTGTTCCATCGCTTGCTTTGACTTCTCTCGATTCGTAATGATGAATACCTGAGTATAATATTTCTTCACTATCATATTTGTCAGTTATATACCTGTTAAAATCTCCTTGTGATAAAGGCCATTCACTCTGAACATTTACGATGTTATTTGAAAGTAAAACTACCCAATCAAGTGTGGGATCACCGTAAATTATATCCGCAACATTATCAGGTCGATCATCACCCAATACGTCATATTTAGTGAAGAAAGATAGATCTTGATATATATCTTCTCTTAGTTTAGCTCTCTTGAATAAATTTTTTACTAAAGAATAATCACCTTCACTTCTACCCTCTCTAGTGCGATTAACGTATAAAAAATCTCCAAGATTTGAAAAATATGGATTTGGCATTTTAGAATCCTATCCCCTTCTTTTTTGTTTGTCCAGCAAAATCTGGACTGAAGATCTCAGAACTTAGTTCCTCTACAGGTTTATCTAAATCATTATCATAATCATCATTATATAGTGCCTCTGTCTCTTGGAAAGAAAGTGATAAAGAGTAAGAAACCATTGATGTATCCTCGTAAGTCATGTACGAATTTTCAGGCATGTAGTTTACACCGACTGATAAAAGAGCACATTTTTTAACACGAGGTAAAAATTTATGTCTCGTCAGTCCATTTAAAAATTCAAGTCTGAATAAATTTGGTGCTCCTAAGAATGTACCACCCGGAGTTCTTTGAGCAGCACTTGATTGCTTTAATGCTCTGATTATTTTCTGAACTTCCAATGCCTCTCCCCGATCTCTTGGACTTAGAATAAACTGAAAGGTAAATGTTCTAAGAGCAGGCCCTTTGAAGAGTAATGCTAAGTTATTATTTAATATGGATCCCTGTGTTCTTGCTAATAATTCATCTGTATCGATACCAGTCGCACTACCTGCAATCAAGTTTGAAATTGCTTTTTTTGTATCAGGATCTTTAACGGTCTTTTTAAAAACTGCTTGAGCATCTTTTCCACCCTCTTTTACACCCTCAAGTAAAAATTTCAATGCAACACCTGACACTCTTTTTTGAAGTGGATTTAAAGTTCCTGATCCAAAATTAACTTTATTTTGATCAGTTACACCATCAGGTATCGGAAGAAATATATGTCCTGCAAATGATTCTCCATACTCATCTGCATTTTGATTCTCTCCAGCTGCATATATTCGATCTTGATTTCTTTGAAATCCATTTCTTATTGTCATTCCTTGATACGTTCCTTGCATATTATTATATTTCGACAACTTTGGAAATTTAACTGGATCAAGATTTGGATAATCATCTGGTAATAAAACTCCTTTTGTTCCAAGATTTGTATTTCCGCTTTTTTTTGAAATAAATTTTTCTCTCTTTGTATTACTTAAATTAGCTTTTCTTGGTTTGATAATTGATATTTTTAATTTATCTTGAACACTATCTTTTATGTGTGACGGATAAACCATCGTTCCATACTGACCTCTAGCTAATTTTGTATTTAATCTATCTTGTTCGGCTTTGTTATTAGCTTCCTCTGCTTTTGCATCAATTGAATCATCTTTATTTTCTGCCTTTCTATTGTTTGAAAATGAATTTAATGAACTTTTCACTTTATAATTTTCATCTTTTATTATATTTTTTACTTGATTTGCAGATTGTTTTTGTATCTTTTCTTCATTATTTTTTACAAAATCTATATTTGCACCTGCCTCTGTTAATTCAAATGATTTTTTGCCTTTTTCTGTTGATCCAGTTGCGATAACGACACCTCCACCGTTTGCACCTAATTGAGATTTGTTTGCGCTACCCAAGTCCTCAAAAGCCTTCATCTTCTCTTTACTATCGAACATGATAATTTCTCTTTTATAAATTATGTTCCCTTTATCATCCTTACCATTCTGACTTACTCTTGTTGTTGTATAATAAGAATTGGTACCCGCCTCCATCTTTCTTGTGGCAGACCCAGTATACTTTTGAAAAGTACTTATCTTACTTATTTGAAATTTATTATTATCATTAAAATCCTCTACTGGATTTGTTTTATTTTGAGTTCTACCCATTTATCGACCTTTTTAGTTATTTAGGAACTTAGCATAAGGAATTGCAAGAAGATCATCAAGTTCATTTGGTTGCACAATGTATAGTTGACCAGCGAGTTCATTCCATGTGTAGTTACGATACTTTTGCCAATGAAAATTAAGACCACGGAAACCCCAACCAAATATATCAGTGCAGGCTATGAGTGGATGTTGGTCATATGTGATGTTTGGAGTCTTTGGATTATATACGAAGGTATAAAAGTTTCCAACATCAGGGACAGGTGTGACTGTATCATTTAGGATAGACATGATTTCTAGCATCATATCCTCCTGATCATTTGTTGGATTGTTTATGTTATTACCTTCGAGTCTACTCATCGGATTCCGAGTTCTTTTTCTGTGACAACTTTAAATTCAATACGATGATCTTCACAAAATTCTTTTGCAGCTTTCCACTTTGCCTGATTGACCGCATAGGTTACACACTCAGTAAGATATGATTTTGTTTTGCGACTTCTTGGTTTTGGAGGCATCGTTTGCTTATGTGGTTTGACTTCTACCACATAAGTTTTGATCATATCATTCTTTTCTTTTACTTTTATTAAGTAGTCTGGATAATATTTGTGAACACGATTATCTTTTGGTGAAACATATGGTATGCTGAACTCTTCTGATGCCCATGATATGATACTATTATTCATATCACACCATTGACAAAACTTTCTTTCCCAACTACTACGACATATAATCATCTTTGAGTTACCTTTATACTTGTGTGGATAC